CGTACTCGTTATAAGTCTCCGGAGTATGCCTTGCTTCCTCAGGTGCGCAACAGTACAGGATTCGCGCGCACAGTTAGAACGGCTGACGCTATCGCTATGAGCCTGTGGCCGTCCCGCGGGCTGACGCTATCAGGATTTGAAATCAAGACATATCGCGGTGACTGGTTATCTGAACTGAGGAATCCAGAAAAGTCTGCAGAAATACAACAGTATTGCGATGAGTGGTGGATCGTGGTACCGCACGAAACCCCACAGATTGCTACGGTGGAAGAAATTCCTGCAAACTGGGGTCTTATGGAAGTACAAAAGGGAGGGCGCACCAAGGTATTGAAACAGGCACCACCACTTCAGCCCATACCGATAACTAAGGAATTTCTTGCAGCTATCTTCCGAGGAATAGATAAATACGAGGCACCGCTCGATGCCATTGAGGCAGCGCGCCGCCGCGGTGTTGAAGAGGGAAAGAAGTCCGAAAAAGAATCGAATGAATATCTTCTACGCGGTGTTAGAATGGAGCGCGATCGACTTAAGAAGGAATCAGAAGACTTCCAGCGTACTAGTGGCCTGAGTATACATTATTGTGGCGGAGAGAGGGTTGGTCGCGCGCTTCGCTTGTTTATGGATAAGGGTGAGGTGGATAGGGTTGGTAATAGCCTTAAAAACCTTCTAATCACATCTCGCAGTATAGCTGATGGAATTGAATCTTCTCTTAAGGAGATCGAAGATGCAACCAGAAACCAAGAACACCTTGACTGAAATCTGCATGCTACAGCGCAACGGTGCAAATATATTCTACGATCGTGTACACGACGCGCCAATGGAATGTTTCCGCAAGGAAAGCCAGCGTGTGGATATATTGATCCGGCTGGAAGGTATCAAGACCCGATTGCGCGAAATCGAAAACGAGTTGTTGTAGGAGGACTATGAGCAAGACGTGGAAGATAGTAGAGCAGGACAACATAACAGGAGAATGCCGTCGTTCCGGTCTCCTGGACTATAATCCTATCGAGAGGATGAGCAACCAACAGCATACGATAGACCAACTATTGGACAGGATCCGCCGTGTTACTGAAGCTATTACGGAAGAAGTGGAGATTGAATTCGAATGAGGGACTTGGTTGTTTTGGTAATTGCAGTTCTTTTTATCGAAGCATTTTTGGTCCTATAGAATCTATCATCCTAGCATTCAGGAGAAGGCGATGGGTAGACGAGATGAACCGGCTTTTCCAAGGCCAATTAGCGTGGCTCCGAATTATGAAATTGAGTGGGCGCATCGCGGCCTGACCATCCGCGAGGAGGCCATTCTCAGGGCGATGCAGGGGCTTTGCGCGAATCCTGCGATTGTCGATGGGACCCCTCACTATCATCGGATTGTTTCAGATATGGCGGTTGAAATTGTCGATGCCGCTCTCGACGCGATGGAGAAGAAATGAGCGATAACAGGATAGGCGGTTGGATCCAGACCTACACCGGCAAACGCATATGGCCCCTGGATCCACGGGAAGACGAGATAGATATTGAGGATATGGCGCATGCCCTGAGTCTTATGTGCCGGTATACAGGGCACGTAAAAGAGTTTTATTCTGTTGCTAACCACAGCGTCCTGGTATCTAGTATCCTAAGTGATCGATGTCCTCAGCACGCTTTCTGGGGTTTGATGCATGATGCATCGGAGGCCTATCTTCACGACCTTCCCTATCCGCTAAAACAGGACAAGGAGTTTGGTCCCATATACCAGAGATTTGAGGATAATCTGATGCGCTGCGTCTGCCGAAAGTTCGGTATGGCTGAGGTGGAACCTCCAGAGGTGGAACTTGCTGACAAGGATTTGATGGCTACCGAGAGGCGCGATCTTCTTGTGCAAACTGAGTGGGAGTGGAGCATAAGTAATAAGCCGTTGGACTTCCATATTTATCCAGTTCACCCTCGGGTTGCCGAGGGACTATTTCTAGACCTATTCGAGAAGCTATGTGTTATTTGATGATGTTCGTAGCCAGCTTTATCCTATACGGATTGGCAACAGTGGAGATAATTGCCATAACAGGGCTCCGTGCGCGCAAGGCCATGATCATATCCGTGGTGTCGTCCGTGGCCAACTTCGTCACGGTTATATTGATTGCAGAGACAAAGGATCCCATGCTGATAATACCGAGTACCGCGGGAAACGCGCTGGCAACCTATATTGTGATTAGATGGGAGAAAAGACGTGTTAAGAGTGACTGTTGAGATGGTTCCGTTTGGGATTGAGGGAGCCAAGATGGTTCTTGGTACCATGGAGATAACAAATATTAAGATGTACAAAAGCAACAAGGCAAACTATTCAGTGATTGTACCGGGAAAACCGTTGACAACAATCAAAGGGTTTGAGCGGAAGCTTGGTTTTTGGGAATTGGTTTACAAGTCGATAGTGGCAGTTTTTGATATAGACGTTCATGGTGATTGTGACTGTTAATAAGGGGGTTGACGTGGAAGACTGGCACAACGAGGTAGACGAATTCAAATATAACAGGAAGTCACCGGTATATGCCCGCGTGGAGACGTTTTCGTTAGACTCGATCGTTACCGGAAAGGTAACCGCTTACGCGCGTACCACGGACGGACTGTTATATGACTGGGCCCGGGTGCAGTTTTTTGACGGGGAGATACGTAACTATGGCTGGAATCCTGTTCTGTTGAGACGGGACGACCAGCACGATGATCAGGAACCGCTGTGGAAGGCATTGCCGGACATGGGGTACACTGTGATCAGAACAGGAGAATGATGGACCACTCACACATGAAGGACCTAAGACTGAAGAATGGATTGACTCAATTTGAGGTGGCGCGCGGCCTTGGTATTGGACTGCGTACATTGCGCCGATATGAAAAGGGGGAGACGGAGATTCCAGAGTACGTAGAAGGTGACTTTTTGGATATGGTCTGTGATGACAGAATTATTGACAGGATAAAATCTTGGCGCGATAGTAATTTTATCCTTGACAAGAAACCGGTTTCGTGATACTCTTATTTTTAAAGTGACCGCTGCGCGAGTGCCGCTATGTGCATGCGACAGAGAGGTGACAAACTGAAGCGATGCGGTGCAGAGGGCGCTAAGCTCGCTAAGAGGGTTCCAGTCAAGATCCTCCAGCGGTCATCAGGAGATACATGGAATACGACGACGACACGGATCAAGATCCAGTCTCAATCGAAGATGGCGGAGAAAAGTTAGAATTCTACATTGCCATTTCGGAAGACAAGATTGTCATTGACTTTGGAAAGCCGGTCACATGGTTTACATTCGATGTGGATGAGGCTGAAGATCTTGTGCGTCTGCTTCAGAACAGGATAGAGATAATCAAACAGAAAGGAATGAGGTACGGAACCGATACCGTACAATGACCATGAAAAAAATCTCTCAGTACCGGCTGTGGCCGGATATCGATCAGGAGCTTCAACTTCCTGTTGGTGCTATTATCCTTAATGTTAAGCAGTACTTCGGGGATCTCAGCCTGTGGGCGCTGTGCGAAGAATATGCAGATGACAGCAAGCGAGCTGCAAGGAAGATCCGTATTGTAGAAACCGGTAAACCTATGAGTGACGATGTCCAACGTTGGACATACATTTCCACTTATACTGAGCAGGCATTCGGAAAGGTGTTCCATGTATTCGAAGAACACGAGTTGGACCCGTGGATCAAGAAGCAGATATGCCTTACCGAGGGGCAGGTACGAGGGTCCGTGGCTGGTGAAGTTTTCGTGCGGAGTTAAGGCGTTCGTCAGTTTCGCCAAAACAGGAGAAGTGAAGTCCGCGGCCATACGGGCCCACAACGATAAATGCAAAGAGGGATGTGCTCCGGTAGAGTACATCAAGGTAAATGAAAAACGATAAAACAGAACAGGATCTTGAGAATCAACTCAGAGCCATTGGGATCCTTGGTGTGGTGGGCGACTTCCTGATGCAGAATGAGAAGGCTCTTGTTGGCGCTAAGTCGTGGAACGGGTCGGTTGCATGTGACCCGTCACATACGGCGGATCGCGCGACGGTAACCAGCATGTTCGATCTGGCACTTGCGTGGATAGCGCTGCACAAGGCTGTGATGATCAGCTACGAAATTGGTAATAACCCTAATGTTATGAAGGGTAACGAGACGATACAGTGAAAAAGAAATTAAAAGAACCGGAGTGGCCCGAAGATCCAGTAGTGCCAGAATGGTTAGCGGAAGCACGCCGTTTGTGGTGGGAAGAGGCTGATCGGCAAGGGATTACAAAATTTGTTGATTTACCGGTAATGAAAAAGATCAGATCGAGGGTGGGGGAACGGTAACCCGTCTGGCTTTGACCCAGAAGAATGGACGTTCGATGCGTCCCCCTCGAACCAATTTGCGGGGTCGTTTAATCGGCAGGACACTCGGCTCTGACCCGAGAGGTAGGGGATCGTAGCCCTTCCCCGTAGATAGAACAGGATATCACCGGTTAGCTTAACGATAGAGCGTCCCCATGTACATGGGGAAGACTGGGGTTTAACTCCTTGACCGGTGACCGAATTATGAGACGTGAACCGCCTTTCAGAAGTTTTGATTTCAGATATGAGCGGTTGGGGTTACCGTGGTGCCCATACTTGTATCGGTGGATGGTAATATTTTTTGGGTACTCGATTCGATTGCACCACTGGATACGTAGTGATGACGATCGGTTCTATCACGACCATTCATGTGACTTTATAAGTATTGTATTAAAAGGAAGTTATACGAACTGTACTCCAGATGGAAAGTTTAAGGTAAGCGCTCCATCTGTATGGATGGGCAGGGCGTTGGGTCGCCACTATCTTAATATACCAAGGAGTGGAGCCTGGACGTTGTTAATTTGTGGTAGACCGTATCACAAGTGGGGTTTCTACGTCCCACGAAAAACAGACGGTGTGCTGCGCAGGGTTAGGCCATTGGAATATTTTCATAGGTATGGCGTCAGGCAAACTGTAGGGTATCAATAGAACAGGACTTTATGGCCGACCAATGCAAGAAGCACAAGGATTATGAAGCAAAGCAGAGGCCCATTGCGGACTGCGCTGACTGTTGGGCTATGTGGCTGGCTAGTCTGTGGAAGCCGCACAAGGCCCAGAAAGAGCGCGGTAAGTCGTTTGGCAAGAAGACTTGACAAGGACGTGAGATAATGGTAACCGCGCTGAAGGTTAAGTGTAGCCTGTGTGGAAAGGTCGAAGTCTTCACCATCCGTGACAAGGGGAACATACGGAAGCTGGTAGCCGCGGCTGGTTGGCGCGAGGATTATAAAAGTTGGAAGTGTCCGTGTCGTAAACCGGATGACGTAGAACAGGACAAAGATTGACCAGGGATAGCCTAGTGGTCAGGCAGCGCCCTTTTAAGGCGTACCAGGGGTGTTCGATCCACCCTCCCTGGACTATCGGCGGATAGCTCAATTGGTAGCAGCAGCGGCCTCTTAAGCCGAAGGTTGGAGGTTCAATCCCTCCTCCGACGACCATAACAGGATTATTGTGGGATGGCAGATCTGGCGATGCGCTCCGCTGTTAACGGAAACTAGGTAGGTCCGATTCCTACTCCCACATCCTTATGCTAAGATGGTGTAACGATAGCACTTTTGGCCGTGGCCCAAAAGGTCTTGGTTTGAGTCCAAGTCTTAGTACCAAGTTGTTATTAATAGTACCGAGTATCGGTACTATAGATAGCTGGATTAGCTCATCTGGCAGAGCGGCGGTCCTGTAAATCGCTGAGCGGTGTTCAAGTCACCGATCCAGCTCCAAGTATGGCGGGTTAGCCTAATAGCGCATGGCACTTGGCCTGAACCCAAGCGTTCGAAAGGACATGGGGTTTCGAATCCTCCACCCGCCGCGCGAGCATAGTGTGAATGGTAGCATGCTTGTCTTCCAAACAAGCGGTACCCGTTCGACCCGGGTTGTTCGCTCCAAAATTTGCGGTAGTATGTCAACCGATAGACGATCTCTTTTACAAGGAGAAGGCTCCAAGTTTAAATCTTGGCTACCGCACCAAATTTGCTGGGCCCGTGACAGGGGCTGGATACTTTTCACCCGGACTAACCTTTAGATTCTGCAGGGTCTAGTTGGCGAACGGGGATGTCGAAATGCCAGCGTACCCAGCATAACAGGAGAAAAATGAGAGACCCAAAGCGTATACCAAGAATATTGAAAAAGCTTTTAAAGTTTTGGAAGAAGAATCCCGATCTTAGATTGGCTCAGCTTGTTTCAAATCTGCAGGGCGCTGGGGCGCATCAAGATATTTTCTTCATGGAAGACGATTACGTGGAAATAGCTCTGGATTATCTTAACGGAGAAGACAATGGCCGAGAAGAAAGCAAAGACAGCACACGGTAAGGAGAAGGTAAAATTCTTGAAGCCTTGTCCCATCTGCGGAAAGGGGCTGGTGGCAACCAAGCATGCCAAGACCTCGTGGAGTGTGGGGTCTGGGATTTTTTGGGATTGTAGCTCTGGGGATTATTCGGAGAGGGTGAGGAAATGACCACAACCATTCCCCTTTGGTGGATGATTGCCATGATAGTTATTAACGCTATTGGCTGGGGAACCGCGGCTCATTATTGGGAAATGAGTAGGAAATAAAACAGGATATGCGGGCGTAGCTCAGTGGACAAGAGCCCCAAGCTTCTACCTTGGTTGTCGCGTGTTCAAATCACGCCGCCCGTCCCAATGTGCAGGTATCGTCCAATGGATGGGCACCGGTTTCCTAAACCGGATGATGCAGGTTCGAGCCCTGTTACCTGCCCCAAGTTGCGCGATTAGCTCAATGGACTAGAGCGCTTCGCTACGAACGAAATGGTTACAGGTTCGAATCCTGTATCGCGCTTTTATGGAGGGATCCGATAATTGGTATTCGAGAGCCCCGCTAAGGCTCCGGTCGAAAGGCTGTGGGTGTTCGATCCACCCTCCCTCCGCCAATTAACCTGGAGCAGCACGGTGTCGTGCGAGGTCCTTATAAGGCCGAGGTTGTAGGTTCAAGTCCTACCTCCAGGACTTACGGGAGCATAGTTTAATGGTAGAACCCGTGATTGTCGATCATGAGGTCGGAGTTCAATTCTCCGTGTTCCCGCGTTATAGGGGTATGGTATAATGGGATTATGCAGGACTCCAAATCCTTGCGATGTGGGTTCGACCCCTACTACCCCTGCTTTTGAGGTGATATATGCCCCTCTTCCCGACTTTACCAGCCTTAGTTTAAAGGTCGAACGCTTGACTGATAATCAAGTAGAGATCGTTCAATCCGATCAGGCTGGACCAGTGGGCCACTCGTCTAATAGAAGGATTGAACCCCTGCAAGGTTCGGATCTGGATGCAATTTCCAGGTGGTCCACCAATTTATGTAGCAGAGGCACATACGGTTTGGTGCGGCGATCTGTAAAACCGCTCCAGTGATCCTGGGTGGAGGGTCGGATCCTCCCCGCTACACCAACTATCGCGGGGTGGTGTAAATGGCAAACACGCGGGTCCTAGAAATCCGCTTTGGGGATTCGAGTTCCCCCTCCGCGACTTTTATCCTGTTCTGTCCACGTTTCATGGACAAGAACAAATAATGTACAATGCCTCCGTAGGCGAGCGGTTAAGCCATCGGCCCTTCAAGCCGGAGATCGCCAGTCCGAATCTGGCCGGAGGTACCAGCTTAGTCCTGTTATGTCCAACGTTGGACATAACAGGGCATAAAGAATTCTCTTGACAAACAAGAAAATTCGTGATACCCTATTTTGAAAATGGCTGATGGGGGAAACGTGATATCCCCGGGAGTGTAAAGACGGTGACCGACTAATCCGTTTTGGGTTCCAGGGTTGGGAGTCTGGCCATCAGCCATAACAGGATAACAGGATAACAGGATAACAGGATAACAGGATGAAGCCACAAGATCCAGATATTCAACCAAGCGGATTTAAATACTTGGTATACGCAAAGGAGCAGCCTCCATACAGGCCACTACCTTCCCAGAAAAACGATGTCGGTGACTGCATATTTCAATGGAAAATGTCTTGGTGGGAACGGCTCCGTGTCCTGTTCTGCGGCAAGGTTTATATTAACGTTTTAACTTTTAATAAGCCGCTACAGCCACAAAGAGTAAGTGTAAATTCAAAGCAGGTTTTAAGATGGTACGAGAGGGCATAACAGGATGGAATGGAAACAAGTAATGGCCAGCTCCAGTGTAGCGGCCATCGCCTACGATGAGGGCAAACGTGAGTGCTGGATAAAGTTCAACAACGGTGCCATCTACGCCTACGAGGATGTAAGTCCAGAGGAATTTCACGATCTGAACGGAACACCAAGCAAGGGAAGATACGTTCAAATAGTACTTCGCCGCGGCAAGGCCGCGCGCAAGGAATCAGATCCACCAAAACAGGAGAACGAGTAACATGGACACGTCAGGGTTTACCGTCGAAGAAGCCGCATACCTTATGGGTCTGTCGGTAGAGAAGATCAGGAAGATGATTGACAGGGGAGAGTTACTAACCATCAGTGCTACCGGAAAGATCCATGAGACTGAAATGTATCGGTTCCAGCATCCATGGAAGCGCGTCTTTGCCCTCGATCAGCGCTGCACTGCTCAATAGAATCTAGTGGAGACCCTCAAGGATAAGATCGTGGAAAAGAGCCGTGGGCTGCGCGACACCCTGATTCCTGAGATGAAATATCTGAAGGAAGAAACTCAGGAGACCGTCCGCTCCTTCAGTTCAGACCTGCGTCGTCTAGCAGATGAAATCAGTGAGTTGAGGGAAAGTAAGGCAGATAAACTATTCAAGAAAAAGAAAAAGTAAAACAGGACAACGAGCGCAGGCAGATAAGCCGCTCCAAACCTTTTGAGCCAGCCTGATAAAAAGGAAGAAACAGGAGAAGCCATGTTTTTAAACAAGATCACAGAGGAAGAGTTCCGAGACCTGTTACCCGAGAGAATCAATAACAGGATACCGCGAAGAACCTCGCAGACCAGTCAGGAATACTTTTACGGCCACCTGGGAAACTTTACCGTTTTTGTTATCAGAGATTCGTCTGGTCGCATCTATGCCGGTGTCGCCAAGAGGAATCCATGCGATAAGGAGTCCAATGATACAGGGCTGACGATCGCAGCCACGCGCGCGTACAAGGAGTTTGTTGGTAAGGATCCCGGGTACTGCAGACAACATCGTGGTCAGCCTAGACCAGAAGACATGTTTCCGTTTTGAATTGACGCGGGACCTCCGGGAGGATCAGAGGCTCATAACCTCAGATAGATCGGATCAACACCGATTCCCGCATCCAAATTATACTGGAAAATGTAATTTTCTATGACAGTTGGCACAGAGAACAATGCATTTTGATATTTCATCCAAGATTCTCTTCTTGCTTCCAATATTTGTACACATTCTGGATATTGTAATTGTTTTTTGAGAGGGGTCTTTGTGATGAAATTCGAGGGTTGCCGGATGACTTTCTGGACAATTAGAACATTTAAGAGATTTTTTATATTCTCTGAGCCATTCAGCAAGCTTTTGTCTGCTTTTTCTTACAAACAACATATGTTGTTTTTTATGTTTTGGATACCAAATTTCTCTTTGGTACTTTCTTCTGTACTCTTTCCTTTTTTCTGGATCTTTAATTGGCATGATTGTATTGTATCATAACCATGTCAAGTGTTTATGGATCCACGGAGGCTAAGTGTCCGAAACCAGTGAAGCCATCCAGCGTGGTGTAGAGGCTTGGCTTGAAGCCAATCGACTCGCCGTACTGGACAACATAAAGAAAGCCGCTGAAGCCAGCGCCGATCGCGCTACCGAACTGGTGGCTACCGGTGTGATGGTCAAGGTGGGCCAGTTCTTCGACAACAACAAGGATGCTCTGACCACATCTATAGCTGCAGCGATAGCACTGTCATGGCAGGCGCGTCAGCATCCTGTTCCAAAACAGGAGGAGAAATGATCGTCACCCGCTGGTTCCTGGAAAGCAAAGATGGCGAGTTTATTGATGGCCCGTACAGGACAAAGACCGGGGCCTTGCTTGAGGTTCCCTACTGGGTGAAGCTTCACGCGGATCCTGTTCTGGTGCAGCGCGAGATTGACGTGATCGACCCCTTGCCGCGGGAAGATCGATTTTGTGATATATTCGCATAGTCCAACGTTGGACATAACAGGACACAATGCCTAAGCTTGCAGAGCGCTTCGTAAAGCTTCAGTGTAAATACGGTCACCCGTTGGTGGAAGGCAACCTAACCAAGTCGGGAACCTGCTTGACGTGTTATCGAAGATACCGTGGATACAAGGGCCAGCCACATAACAGGAATAAGACGCACTGCCCACACGGTCACCCATATGAGGGCGATAACGTGCGCGAGTACCGAGTGCGGAATGTAATACGCCGAACGTGCGTGACATGCAAGAACGAAGCGAGTAGGAAGAGGTATCGAGAGAAGCTGAAGAGATTTCATCCTGGCAGGTCAAAGAAAGACCTTGACAAAGTATAAAATCTGTGGTACATTGTCTATCTTACTGGGAGGTCGTCGTGGCAAGATTCAACAGGATCAAATTTAAGCCAATTACACTTACCGCTAACCGAGCTGGTGGAGAGGCCTACGAGCAGTCTCCGGAGATGCAGCTCATTTCCCTGTTATTGACCAGCTTTCTGAAGGACAAGTTCTACGAGGGCGCAGCTGAGCAGCTTGCTCGCATCCGCCAGCTGGCTACCGATATCAAGGATAAGAAGTTCTTAGCTCAGGCTGCTATCTACGCGCGCGACAAGTTTGGTATGCGCAGTGTGACCCATGTGCTGGCAGCTGAAGTAGCGCATCAGGTTAAGGGGCCCAAGGAGGCTGGCTTTCATTATACACCAAAGAGATTCAAAATCTATGAACCTGTGGAACAGAGCTGGATCCCATCATTCATCGACAAGGTCGTAGTTCGTGTTGATGATGCAACTGAGATCTTGGCCTACTACTTGGAGAACTGCGCTCCGAAGGTGCCGAACAACCTGAAGAAAGGTCTCGCCCGGGCCCTTGGAAAATTTGATGCCTATGCCCTGGGTAAATACAGGGGTGAGAGCAAGGGAATCAAGCTGGTGGATCTGGTGAACCTCGTTCATCCTGTTCCAACGCCTCGCAACGCAGAGGCTCTGCGCTCACTTGTCAAGGGAAAATTGAAGTCAACCGACACCTGGGAGTCGGCTATGTCCAACGTTGGACATGCGGCCAAGGAGGTTGCTGGTGATGGTGCCACAGAACAGGACTTGGAGGCCGCGAAGGCGGTCCTGAAGAAGGGCGTGTGGCTGGATCAGTTTGAGTCCCGTAAGATCAAGTACTTTGCGTGCCTTCGCAACCTGCGCAATGTGATGGAACAAGCTCCTGAGGTATTGCCATTGGCTCTCAAGATGCTGGTGGATAAGAAGGAAATCCACAAATCTCGTGTGCTTCCATTCCGGTTTATGACTGCTATTAAGCAGTTTGAGGGTCATGAGGATAAGAATGCCAAGAAGGTTATCGCGGCCCTATCTGACGCAATGGAGATTTCTCTGGATAACACGCCTACATTTGATGGAGAGACTGTGGTTGTGTTGGATGTGTCGGGGTCTATGCAGGGTGGTGGGGGTTTCCGAGACAGGAATGACGGACCTTCCCCTGCGGAAATCGGTGGACTATTCGCCGCAATGCTAATTAAGAAGAACAACTGTGATCTGGTGCAGTTTGCGGAACGAGCTGCATATGTCAATGTGAACGTTCGTGATTCCGCGGACTCGATCGTGAAGAAGATTTCGAATTCTTGCGTGGGCGGATCGACTAACATGAACGCGGTTTTTCCGTGCTTGAGACGTAAGTACGACCGGATCATAATTTTGTCCGACTTCCAAAATTGGAATACTGGATACACTCCAAAGACCGAACTCAACGCCTATAAGAAGTTATACAAGGCGGATCCGTTTGTGTATAGTTGGGATCTTGCCGGACATGGCGACATTCAATTTCCGGAACGTCAAGTATTCTGCTTGGCTGGATTCTCGGACAAGGCCTTCGACACCATGAAGTTCCTAGAACAGGACAAGAATGCCCTGATCAACGAGATCAAGGCTGTCAAGATATAACAGGATAAGCCCTCGCGGCAAGCGTGGCGGTTACTTCTCTGATTAAGAATGGTCCCTTCGGGGACTTTATACCGCTTGCAATATTCCCGAGGGCGCTAAGGTATATTATGTGTGCTCCGATTGCTGGACATTTAGGTGAATTGACTGCTAAGATTGAAGAGTTTGACGAGAAGTGTTTAAAACAGGAGAATGCTATGGCCAATAATTTGGTGGTACACGAGTTAGGCAAGATTAAGTTTGTTTGGGTTAAGTTTTTGTATCCGGATATGAGTGATGGTGTATACGGTAACCGGGTAATCTTTGACAGGGAAAACTCTCAAATCGAAGTTTATGCAGATCAGGCTATTGTGCTTGAATCGGCAAAGGGAGCGGTCTTGTTTTACGAGGTCATGGAACCGGAAGAAGGTGACGAACTGGGTTTTGGTGTCAATGAGAGCGACAACGGATCGGTACAATAATCGGGGCTTGGAATTCAATTGGATGAAGACTCGTTTTGGACACGAGAGTATCTCGGTTCGAGCCCGAGAGCCCCGACCATAACAGGACAAAAGCTGGCAGCAACAAGAGGGTTACTTCTAATTCTAACTAGAGAGTCGTCGGTTCGAGTCCGACCCCCTTCCTGGTAACAGGGCCTGGGGTAGCTTAGTGGCAAAGCGCTTGTTACCTTCTTAAGTTTACTCCAGCTAACAGAATGCCGTGGAGCGTTTGCACAGCCCGTACCGGCCAAAAGAGTGCGCCGGGGAATCTAGACTCGGGTCAACGCTGCCTATGTGGCAGCGACAAGCCGAACCGAAGTAGCGCTGAAATTCGGAGGCCTGCCACGGCAGAAAACAGGAGTAAAGGCGGCAAGGATAGGGTTACTTCTTGGATGAAAATTACCCTGACCAATTTACCCCTTTCTATTTTGTAGTTGAAATCGGTAATGTGATTTGGTATAATACTTTTGATTTGGACGGACAACTGGGTCGCAGCAATTTCGGAGTTACTTCTACCTTGATAAGATAAGACACTCCGGATAACTTACTCGACCCAACTGAATAGGACAACATGGAATTCAAAATAAAAGAGATAGGCAAGGATGGAGACGCCACGACTTGTACCGTTCAGAACAGGACTTACCTGGACTTCAATCCCCTGTCCAAGGTAAGAAGGCGCTGGAATTGCGAACTAGTGGTGGATGGTGGGTGGATCCATGTGGACCATGGGGAAGACGGACAAGTGGTGGGGATTGAGATTGTGGCTGGTGATCCGTATGGCGGGAATAAGATCGGCGGTCCTGTTACGAAGGGGAAATAGTGTACGTTCTAATATTAGGATTTCTGCTGTTCGCGGCAGGATTTTTTGTTTTGAGTGTTGCCGCAGTGGTTTATGTTGCTTACCGGTTCCTGGCTCTGGCGTTGAGCATGGATGCTGCCATACTACGGGAATTCAAGCAGCGCCCTGTTTCTGCCCCGCCAATGTCCAACGTTGGACAAGAATTCCCCAACATAACAGGATCCCAGGCCAACCCATTCGCAGGCAAGCAGCCGGACACAGAGGGCGACTTCGTACCGCACAGCGACGAGGGGGCTTTCATTGCAGAGCAGGTAGAGCTAATCCGCCAGCAACAGGGATTAACTGAAGAGGATATGGAAAAGTTTATACGACAGGCCAAGGGTGACATGTCAGCGGTAGAGGAAGAGATATCATAACAGGACAAGGTGAGAGATTCGAGTAGTGGTTGATTGACAGACTTCCCCGGTTCGATCCGGGATTATCAGATGCGATTGAGCAACTGGATGCGAAATACCAGGAATGTGGTAAGGACGCTGCGAAGGCATGGGCGTCTCTAAGCGACGAAGAACTCCGCTTTATAGTCTCCGAAGTAAACAAGTGCCTTAAAGATCCGCGATATTACATCCACAATTACCATTTTATCCGCAGTAAACGCTCCGTAGTGCAGCCATTATATCCACTCTGGGACTCCCAAGTGATGTTTTTGGATATCTGCTTGAAGCAATTCAAGATGGGAGAGCCTATCCGCGTAGTTGTTCTCAAGGCTCGACAGCTGGGAATTACATCAATCAGCGTGGCTATGTTGTGCTGGCTGGTATTTTTCCACCCCAATACTCAGTCTCTGTCAATGTCTGACGACGACTCCAAGGTTGAGGTTAATTTCAACATGTCGCGCACGGCATGGGAAAACCTTCCCTGGTGGATGCAGCCCTCCAAGAGGTATGACGTTAAGGGATCCATGCTTGGGTTCGATCGCGCCAAGGCCGAGGATAGAGCTAAGAACCCTGGTATGGGCAGTCTGCTGTGGTTTGAGTCTGCCAACCAGCCTAGCGGTGCCGCGTATTCCAAGTCATTACTTGGGGCTCATCTTGCTGAAGTAGCCCGATACAGGGATAGCAAGCCTATCACCGAGGGTATATTTGGATCTCTGGTTAACTACCACGGATCGATCGGGGTGATGGAGAGCACGGCCCAGGGGAGACATAATGTCTGGCACAGGATATGCAAGAATTCCCAGGCCGGTAAACTTGGCTGGAAGTTTATGTTCCTTCAATGGTTTACAGAGCCTGGATATTCTGTAGCTGTTCCTGCCAATTTCGAAGCAACGCAAGATGAAATAGCCCTGAGAGATAAGATAAAGATTGAGGCTAAGGTTGCTCTTACAGACGGACAGCTTCAGTGGCGTCGTGACAAGATGGCTGAATTCGAGGCCACGGATGGTGATGCCGAAGTCTTTCACCAAGAGTTTCCGATCAGTCCTGCGGAGGCGTTTATAGCTTCCGGACGTTGCGCGTTCAGCAAGAAGCGATTACAGGATATGATTACAAACTTCTGCCGTCCGCCAAAGTGGGAGGGTAATATACGTTTGGCAGAAGACGATCATACCCCAAAACTTTCTCATTCCAAGGGCGGGCCGTTTCAGATTTGGGAGTTTTCTCAGAAGAAGGTAAAGTACTACGTATCAGGGGATCCGTCGCTTGGAATTGAGGGTGGAGATGCGGCATGCGTTCAGGTATACTCGGTTCCTGAGGATATAAACCAACCATTAAGACAGGTTGCTAGGTGGCACGGGTGGATAGCTCCGGGAGCCTTTGCTCGTATAATGGTTGCTATAGGATATTTTTATAATGAAGCGGAACTTGCCCCAGAGGCCAATACCATATCAACCGTAGCATCTGATATAGTTAAGGTTCTTAATTATCCTTCGTTTTACATTTGGATGCGCGAGGACAAGATTCGAAATGCCTATTCCTCTTTTATAGGTTGGTGGACAACATTCAAAAATAAGAACGAGATGATAGGGCGGTTTAGAGAGGCCCTTGATGAGTGGACCGTGATCATTCGTAGCGAAGAGGATATAGATGAGTTCTTTGATTTTGTAGAAGACGAGTCTGGTGGAGAGAAATTTAGGGCACGAGAGGGAGCTTCAGACGATTGTGTTATGGCTCATTTAATAGCGTACTATTGTTGTACACAGCTTAGACCACGCAAGGGTGGAGAGTTTGATGACAAACCAGCGCCAAAAGGCCAGGACTGGATAAACACTGACTACAGTTTATTTTACGACAAAGACAACCCAGATTATGGCCAAGATTCAGACCTTCCAAAATATGACGAGTTATGAAAACAAAAAAGAATAAGAAAACTAAAAGATGTTTTAAGTGTAAAAGAACTCTTAAAACAACAAATTTCTATAAAAACGCCAGTACTTATGGTGGAATTAGTTCTGAGTGTAAAGAGTGTAATTTAGTAAGATCAATAGAATATGGTAAGAAACACAGGGATGAGCGCCTAAAATATTATAGAAAAAGGTATAGAGAGAATTCAGAAAAAATGAAGGCGCAAGTAAAAGCGGGAAGGCTGAGAGATCCAGAAAAACATCGGGTCCAAGCGGCTAGGTGGGCTAAGGAAAATCCGGAAAGAGCAAGGGCAATACAGAGGAACGCAACAAGGGCATACAGATCCAGAAAGTTTGGTGCTATGGGTACGTTTGAATGGAAAGAATTTGATGGTTTAAGAGAAGGATTTAATAATACCTGTCTTTGTTGTGGAAGACAAGAGCCAGATGTTAAGTTAGAGGCGGATCACGTTATTCCTCTATCAATTGGGGGAGACAACGATATCTATAATATTCAACCCCTATGTCGTAGTTGTAATGCGAAAAAGGGAAATCAGCACTTAGATTACAGAACAAGAGAAATTGCTCTGTACGAAGGAGTATCAAATGGTTAAACCAAAAATAGTAAGAAAACAGGACTTTTGCCCGAAATGCTTTCTCGAAAGCAACGGCAAGGAGTCCATATTAAACTACCGACCCGGGGCCTCAACGTTCTTTACGTGCGAGTGTGGCCACGAGTTTAACGACCGTGAGGAGTTGGCCGCGCTGATGAATCAGGCCAAGCTCGCGCGCGAAGCGAAGGAACCTCCTGTTTTGAAGGAGTCTGAACCGGTAAAGCAGGACACTCCGGACCAGACCGTTGTCAGCCCTCCTGACGATAAAACAGGACTTTCGGAGGTCGCAGAGCAGGCCGGAGGGGTCACGATCGGACCCGTGGACTTCAGTAGGATATCCTCGATCGTGGGTCACTTCACTGACTCTTCGTCCCTGTTTGGCGCTATCTTTGCGCTACAACAGGAGTTGGAGTCAACCAGGGTAGAGTTGCACCAGATAAAGGAAGCCAGGAACTTCACAGCTGCGGGTCCCGAAGGTGGGGACGTGTTGGTACAGGTTGTGGTCCCTGAAGCGCACGTTATACCCATGACCGATGTAGCCGAGGCGAACGGTATGGATCTTGCCAGCTTCATGAGTTGTAGGGTGAAGGATGCACTCGAAGCCATGTGGTGGTACTAAATCATAGAAAACAAAGGAGTTATACATGCCTATCTATGAGGACCTATGTGGTAAATGTGGGTATAAGAACGAGTACTATCACCCCATTATAACCGATGCAACCAAACCATGCCAGAAATGTGGGTCCGATACCGATCGGTTGTACTCACTGGCTGCAGTGAAGGTGTTCCAAAATTTTACGAGTACCAATATCATGGAAGACGGGACACCGGTCACCGTGCGTGGATCCGGACAACTCGCCCAGCTGGAGCGCGATCACGGGGTAAAATTGGCTGACGGGCCACCCCCCAAGACTGATTTTTAAAACAGGACTTAGGGCTTGACAGACATGTGTTAAAATATCATTTGGAGAATTCCGCATGACAAGTTTTGTGTACGCTTTGAAGGATCCCAGGACGGATGCGATTAGGTATGTGGGGATTACTAATCAGAAACTTAAGGACAGGTTATATCAACACACAAAAGAAAATAATAGAAATCATAGATGTAATTGGATTAAATCTATATTGAATATTGGGCTAAGTCCGGAGATAGAAATGTTAGCCACTGTTGATGACAGTCTTCGTGTTGAAGCGGAAAAGGGGTGGATTGCATTCTTTAGGAAAATCGGAGCAGATCTTGTTAATGCAACAGACGGCGGAGAAGGACTTTTAAATCCATCTAAAGAAACTAGAATAAAGTTGTCTAGGGCACAAATGGGGAATAAAAAGTTTCTTGGACACAGACATTCACCAGATACTAAAGCGAGAATGTCCAAGTCACAAATGGGAAACACCCACGCTATTGGAAATAAAAACCGCCTGGGAGTAAAAAATTCACCAGAGTCTAGAGTTAAGATGTCCATTGCAAGAATGGGGAACAAAAACCGTCTTGGGCACAAGCACTCTCCTGAGTCTAGGACAAAAATGTCTGCTTCAAAGATGGGGAATAAAAACGCATTAGGTCACAAAACATCTAAAGAAACAAAGGATAAATTAAGTATAGCTCTAACTGGTAGAGAGTTTTCTGATGAGCACAAGGCAAACCTGAGTGCCTCATTGATTGGTAATAAAAGATGGCTCGGTAAAAATCATTCAGAAGAGACTAAGAAAATATTGAGTAACGTAAGAATGGGAATAAAAAAATCTCCAGAAGTTATAGAAAACATGCGTATTGCTCAGCGCGCACGGCGAGAACGCGAACGACTAGAAAAAGAGGCTGAAAAAAATGCCCAGTGAACTTCCGGCTTGGTATAGCGTTGATAACATAGGCCTACAACCCAACATACCCATTAGCGATCATGACAAGAAAGTATCAAATTGGTGTGAAGGTGTATATAGTGAGGCGC